ATTGAGGACAGGCGCGCTTGTATTAATTATTTATCAGGAAACGGTAAAAAAGTGCTTGCTCCCATCAGGCAGTATAATGTGATTGATAACCCTAATGGCAATATTGAGTTCTTTGATAGCTTTGTGGATCTTATGCCAAGAATAAATGAATTTGTGAGGTAATATGAGAAAATATATAAGGCTTGAAGTAAAAAATTATATTTGTAACAAATTGCAGTTTCCTAATAATGGTGATGGTGTATATGCAAACAGGATCATTGTTAAAATGGATAAAAAAGGCCCAAGATATGAAATTATAGCAGACGAGTATAGCAAGTGGACCATTGACCGATATACAACGTGTTTAAAAATTATGGAATCATTAAAGAACAAATGGAGGGAAATATGCACATAAAAATTGATTTTACAGTCGATGAGCTTGGTTCTGAAATTTCTTTAGTGACAGATCACGGTGCCTTTAGAATACCGTATTGCTCTGCGAAAATAAATATTGAGAACAATGAAATAGCAACTTGTATGCTTGAGGTAGAGATTAAAGAGTTGGTTGCAAATATCCCAATTGATGAATGTAACTATACAATTGTTAAAAGGGATGAGAATAATGCATAATAACCAATTTTGTCAACTACACAATCATAGTTATTTCAGCACATTAGATGGGCTACCGTCACCTGAAACCTATGCAAAGCGGGCATCTGAAATGGGTTATCAGCATCTTGGGTTGTCGGATCATGGCTCAGTGTCAGGACTAATAGAGCATCAAAAAGCGTGCGAAAAATATAATATTCATCCCGTGTTAGGTTGCGAAGGCTATCTAACCCAACATATGCATATAAAGCAAAAGGGTGTAAAAAATTCCCACATAAACTTTTTCGTGAAAAATGCAAAAGGTTGGGGTACCCTAATGCGTTTAATGACTATATCGAATAATATTGGATTTTACTATAGAGCCAGATTGGATTTTGATTTGTTGCTAAATACAGATCTAGATGGTTTAATAATAACAACTGCATGCGCTGGAAGTTTCATAAACTTAGAAGGTGGCATTGATTTCTTCTGGAAACTTCATAACAAAATTGGTGATAATTTATATATAGAAATAATGCCACATAGAATAGATATGCAAAAAGATATACACAGCGCGATTACTAAACTTGTTGAAAAAGATCTCTCATTAGAAAAACAGATAATTGGGACAAATGATAGTCATTATGCATTGAAGGATGATGACATAGCTCAAGAAGTTCTGTTAGCTGTAAACAGAAGGGCTAAATGGGATGACCCTAAGCGTTTTTCATTTGGTTTCAATGGCTTACATTTGCGTTCCGCTTCTGAGATGCAGATCGAATTCAGAAAGCAAAACCATTTTGACATGGATGTTATAAATAATTCTTTGACAAATACTATTAACTTAGCAGAAAGATGTGAATTTATAATACCAAAAAAAGAAATATGTTTACCGGCAGTACAGTATAAAGAAGAAATATCAGAAGATGACAAAGTATATGGTATAGCGTTGGAAGGGTATAAAAGGATATTTGGTGGTGAATTAGTAGATGGAGAGTATAAAGAAAGACTTGATTTTGAATTTGCTCTATTGAAAAGTAAAGGGTTTCTAAGATACTTTCTATTAGTGTGGGATTTACTTGAATATTGTAAAAAAGATGGAATACCTGTAGGTCCAGGCAGGGGTAGTGTTTCAGGGAGTTTGCTTGCATATTTAATGGGAATAACAAAAGTTGACCCAATGGAGCATGGTTTATTTTTTGAAAGGTTTATAGCGATCGGAAGGGCAGATTATCCAGATATAGATCTAGACTTCGGTGATGTTAAAAGACATAAAGTTAAAGAGTATTTAGAAAAAACATATGGCTCAAATAGGATTTGTAGCATACCAACTTTTATAACTATTAAAGATAGAGGTGCTATAAGAGATGTATGTAGAGTTTTTGATGTGCCAGAAAAAGAGGTTGATGAGTTTGCAAAGTCTATATGGAGAGATGACACAATAAAATCTGCATGTATCAAGACACCTGTTGGTAGGGAATTTTATAAAAGCCATAGAAAAGAAGTTGACTTGGCTATGAAGTTAGATGGAACGATTAAGTCTATGGGCAGACATGCCGCCGCTTTAGTGGTATCTGGAGAAGATTTAACGCAGACTGATAAGACTTGCTTGAAAACAGTAAGTGGCATGGCAACTTCATGCTGGAGTATGAGTGACGCTGAGTATTGTGGGCTTATGAAGCTCGATGTGTTATCTTTAAATACGTTAACTGTCATAGATGAATGCGAGAGGCTTATAGGCGGTGGGTTTTCAGTAGATGATATACCGATGGGTGATAAAGATGTATTTGGTATGTTGGATTCTTGTAAACTAGCTGGAGTATTTCAAATGTCATCTCACACTTTTATTGATTATGTATCGGGAATGGGTGTTAGTAGCTTTAATGATATTGTTGCATCGTTAGCCCTTGTTAGACCTGGACCTATGGATAGTGGGATGTCAGATGATTATGTGAATAGAAAGCATGGGCATGATTGGGTCAAATCACATCCAATTTATGAAGAAATAACAAAAGATACATTTGGAATTTGTGTGTATCAGGAACAGATGTTACAAGTTATAAGTAGGTTGGCAGGATTGCCATTTGCTACTGCTGATAAGATTAGAAAAGTTATTGGTAAAAAGCGTGATGCTAAAGAGTTTGAGCCTTTTAAAATTCTGTTTATTGAAGGGTGTGCAAAAGAAAAAACATTCACCAAATCAGAAGCTGAGAGTTTTTGGGGAGGATTGTTAAAATGGAGTGAGTATGGATTTTCAAAAGCACACTCGGTTGCATATGGTATGATTGCATATTGGACAGCGTGGCTAAAGTATCACCATACAACAGAGTTTGTATGTGCACATTTAACTTATGCAAATGAGAAAGATGGTATTGTTAAGGAATCAAAGGGATTAGGTTATAAGTTTATTCCACCTAAAATTGGAATAAGTGGCCCTATCAAATGGGTCGCAGATGGTGACAAAATCTTTGCGCCTTTTGTGGCTATAATGGGAGTTGGTGAGAAGGTTGCAGATGCTATTGGTAAGCCAGTTAAGAGTCATAATTTCGGATTCTTTAAAAGAGGGACACCAAGAGCAAAAGGTAAGACAGAGGCTTTACTAAGGGATATTGGCGCATATGATAAGAATGATGTGCCTTGGCAAATAAATGATTATATGGAAATGAAAATCTTTTAAAAAGGAGAATAAAATGAAATATCGTTATGAGTGTAAAAAATGTGGCTTTGTAGGAGTTAATAGTTATCACACAATTTGTTGTGGAAAATGTGGTTCGACAAGCTTACTGTTGAGTAGATTTAGGGATGAGGATGGTGGTGTAATTAAAGATATAAAAGTTCAAGTGGGTGGAAAGGACATATCAAAAAATGTAAAAATTGAATTATCAGGCAAAAAAGTAATTAAAATATTAAAACAAAAATTTATAGACATGCAAGCTGAAAATGAAAAATTAAAAAGTAAACTTGCAGAATCGGAAAGAATGAAAGCGTTTTATAGATCTTTTTCTGATGACTATGTGAAAAAACTAAAAACTATGGACCGTTTAGTAGGCGACGCGGTAAAAAGGGCAGATAAAAAAGTCCCAGATTTAGAGGACTATATAGCCAATCTGGTCCCAGAGTGTTCAAATTGCCACTGGAGAGACAACTATAATCAAGATTGGGGTACAAATATGTGCGATGGTTGTAAAATTTTAGATTTAAGTTGGAAACATAAATAAAGGAGGTTAAAATGGATGCTCATGGGGATATGTATGAAGAAATTGAATACCTAAAAGACCAACTTTTAAAAGCTAAGAAATATATTTTAAACCTTCAACCATATTGCAACAATTGTGAAAGTGATATGGTTGATGAGGACCAGTGCGAAGGTTGTAACAGAAAGGCTTTTAATTGGTCGCATCGAGAATTTGATTTAGATGAAGATTTTTAAAATAAAGCTTGACAAAAGGTATTTTATGTGTTAGATTATATTTATGATTAACGAGAAACAAAATATCGGGAAGACAGCGGAGAGCGGACTGTGATTTGGATTCATGGCAACGGCTGGTGCAACTTCAGCCTTCCCGACCATAAATTGTGGTGGCTATGTTGGAATTGGTAGACATGGGAGGTTGTGGTCCTCCTGTCCTTAACTGGATGTGTGAGTTCGAGCCTCACTAGTCACACCATAATTTACTAAAAAGGATTTGCATGAATAAAGAAGATTTATTAACACCAGAAAAATTGAAAGAATTATTAAATTATGACTCTGATACCGGATTGTTCACTTGGCTGGAAAGGGTTGGTGATGACCGTTTTATTAAGATGTTTAACACAAGATATGTAGGTAAGGTCGCTGGATCTATATGACAAGATCGTAGTAGGGGAAATGTTGTTCGTAATATAAAAATTAATATAAGATTATATAATAAACTATATAGTTTTCAAGCCCATCGTTTAGCATGGTTGTACATGACAGGTAAGTTGCCTGAAGACCAGATAGACCATATAAACGGTGATCCCACCGACAATAGGTGGGAAAATTTAAGAGATGTTACTAATAAAGAAAATCAAATGAATAGAAAATTAGGGAGCAATAATACTTCTGGTTTTGTTGGTGTATATTGGGACAATTCACACGACAGGTGGAGATCTCAAATATGGCATAATAGTAAAAAAGTAAATATTGGATCATTTAAAAACAAACAAGATGCCATAGAAGCAAGAAAACAAGCTAATATCAAATACGGATACCATGAAAATCATGGTAAAAGGTAAATTTATAATAAAAGGAGAACAAAATGAAAGAAAATTACACTGAGATTATTTTACTGTTAGACAAAAGCGGTTCAATGGGATCTGTTTTAGATGATACAATTGGTGGATATAACCAGTTTATCAAAGACCAAAAGGACGCTGATGGCGAAGCTAAGTTCACTCTTGTACTATTTAATAATTTTTATAGGACCATCTATGATGCTATTGATATCCAAGAGGTGCCAGAGTTAACCACAGACACATATAAAGTAGGTAGCACAACAGCTTTATATGACACAATTGGATACTCTATAAGCAACTTAGGCAATAGACTTGCTAAAATGGAGGAGGCAGATCGGCCAGAGAATATTGTATTTGTTATTTTAACAGATGGGGCAGAAAACGCAAGTAGGGAAATGGATAGTGACTCAATTTTTAAAATGATTACGCACCAAACAGAAAAGTATAATTGGGACTTTGTGTTCCTTGGTGCTAATCAGGACGCTTTTAAAGAATCAGGAAAACTTGGTTTTTCAAAAGGGTCTACTATGACATACTCTGCTGGTGAAACAGTAAGCGCATTTGGTTCCATGTCAAGAGGTTTAAGTGAAACAAGAATGGGCAAGAGATCATCCGGTACGGATTATTTTAATGATGCTGATAGAAAAGTACAGGATGATGCGTTAAAGAAATAGTAAATGGTGGGCACGTCAATGATGACAAATAGTCTTGAAAACTATGGCTGGTAAAACCGTAGAGGGTTTGATTCCTTCGCCCACCGCCATCAACAAAAAAAGGAAGAAAACAATGTATCATAAAACACACAGACCAAAACACTTTAAAGAAATTATAGGAAAGGCAAATAAAATTGTTGCCAATACTATAGAGACTTTTATTGATAACGGTACTCTCAGTCATACTTTGCTTTTTAGTGGAATAAGAGGGGTCGGCAAGACAACAATTGGTAAATTAATTGCTGAGAAATTGGGTTGCACAACTGAAAATGTTAATGTATTTGAGCTAAACACAAGTAGCGATAGAGGTATAAATAAAGCAAGAGACATTATAAAAAATGCAGTATATAAACCTCATATCGGTGACAAAAAAGTATACATATTGGATGAGGTCCACCAAGTTACACCAGAATTCTCAGAGGCTATGCTACAGATAACTCAGGACACTCCAGATCATGTGTATTTTATTCTATGTACCAGTAAACCAGAAGAATTAGATGACGCATTACTTAGTAGGTGTGAAAAATATGTGATGAACCCTTGTAATAGCAGGGAGATTGCAAACTTGTTAAATAGAATTTGTAAAGAAGAAAAGTTAGAGGTTTCTAAAAAAGTCATAAATTATATATCTGCAAATTCTGATGGTGTACCAAGAGAGGCGCTTGTATCTTTACATCAGGTATCCAATCTTAATGAGGATGCGGCACTTACGCTATTACAAGAGGATGTTATTGATGAGAATGTTTTTATAAATTTAGTAAATGCGTTATGGAAAAAGAAACCTTGGAAAGCAACAAGAAACCTCGTTAAAAAATGTTCAAAAAAGCCAGAAGTTACAAGACATGGGGTCTTATCTTATGTGTCAACTTGTTTAATTAATTCAGATAAGGTTGATCCTCAATTGATGTTGATTTTTGATACATTCTCTCAAAGTTTTAAAAAAAGTGGTAGAGAAGGGTACAATGGATTGATTTTCGCTTGTGCAGTTTGTTTGGAAGGTGTTTAATTTGATAGGGTATAGTTTAGTCTGGTCTAAAACATCGGGTTTTGAACCCGTAATCATAGGTTCGAATCCTATTACCCTTGCCAGCATTATAAAGGAGAGTTTATGTATTTTTCACCAGAAGAAATAAAAGAAATTAGATTAAAATACAAAGACTCATTTAAATGTATTAAATCAAATACAATAATTACAAAGACCCAATGCGGTCTTAGAAACGGACATTTTAAATGTAGAAGCGAGGGGTGTGGGTATGTTGAAGGTGATAATTTGGATATTGATAGCGATATTGATAGCACTGTTGGCAACACCATAACAGTAAAGAAACTAAAATTAAAAAGGAGGAAAAAATAGTGTTAATAACAGAAGATGAGTTTATGGCAGATGTGGCGATTGACCCAGATCAGTTGGACGAACTCTGGATGATACAACCGCAAGTATTTGAAAAGTATTCACAGAATTATGCAGAAGTAATGATGAAAAGGGATAATTTCAAAATAGAGGTTGATGCGCTAAAATCAAAAAAGATGAAAGAAATTATGGATGATCCAACTAAATTTGGTGTTAAAAAGACAACAGGCGAAATCATGTCAGCTCTTCTTATGGAGCAAGATGATTATGTTGCAAAATTAAAAGAATACAACCAAATAAACCATGATTACAATGTCGCAAAGGATAGAAAAGAAGCAGTAAGACAGAAAAAAGATTCTCTTGAAAATATGGTTAAGCTATTTGGGCAGACATATTTTAGTGGACCGTTAGTTCCAAAGAAATTAGAATCTGGAGAAAGATACATATCAAAAAAAAGTAGTGAAGATAGTGTAAAAACAAGACGAGAATATAACTTAAAAAGGAGAAAGTAAATGGCAAACGCAAAAAGCAGGTACGCAAAACTTAAAGACAGAGCAAGACGTTCAGCAAACAATGTTGAGGACCGAAAAGGCGGGACAAAGAAGAAATATTTCTTCTTAAACACAGATCCATCAGTAGTTGGCGAGAAAGAAATTGAGTTTTTTAAACCAAAGTACACAACTGGTAGAAATAAGAATATCATTGATATTCTGCCGTACCCAATTACCCAAGGTTGGTATAAAGATCTTTTGGCATATAATAAAGATACAGTCGGCCTTGAAGAAGGAGATCTTGATTATAAACTTGAGGTTCCTGTTCATACTATTGGTGAAAAAGGGAATAAGAAACAATTCCTATGTCTAAGAGAAGCGCTTGGAAGAGAATGCCCGATTTGTAAAGAGATGTTTGAGTTTTACGGAAAGGACAATAAGACAAAAGATGATCAGGCTTATGCAAATTCCCTACAACCAAGATGGAGAGTATTCTACAACGTATTCGATTACGCAGAGCCAGATAAAGGCATTCAGATTATGGAAATGGCTTTTAGTAACTTTGAGAAATTTCTAATGATGAGTTCTGGTCTAAGTTCTGATGGTATTGACGATGAGACTGATAGTGATCCAATTTATTTCTTCGATCTTGAGGATGGAATGTCTCTAAAATTCTCAGGAATAAAAGATACATTTGGTACTGTTGAGTATGTTAAGGTTGCAAGTTTCGATTTTGCTGATAGAAATGATCAGTATGACGATGAGGTTCTTGACCAAACATACCCACTTGATAAAATGTTACCTGTGCCAAGTTATAAAGAGGTAGCTGATGCGTTTTCTAATCAGTATGAAGATGATACTGACGAAGCGCCAAAGGACGAAGCGACTAAAGATGCACCTAAAGACGAAGCACCGAAAGATGACTTTAATGACTCTCCTGCTCCTGCATGTCCAGAGGGAGGAGTATTTGGTGCTAACTGTAATGAGTTTAACGAGTGTACGACCTGCGACGAAGAACTTTTTGATATGTGTTCTAAAGAACAGGTTAATCTTAAAGGCGATGAGAAAGTTGCAGATAAAGGCACAGAGGAACCAGTTAGAAAGAGAAGCTTTGGTTCTAGAGTATAATTAGTTAATTAATTAAAACGTTATGTGGATTTCGTTTTAAGACAGAAAAGGGTGTGGCGTTATGAGCGCCACACCCTTTTCGCATTTATGGAGGTTTTATATGAGTAAAGAAGTAAAAGAAAGTAAAGATGATTTATTTTTGTCAACAGGTAGTACTTTAGTAAATTGTGCATGTAGTGATAGACATGATGGAGGTTTTAAATCTGGAACAATTTCAACTGTTTGTGGAGGTTCGAGTTCTGGGAAAACAATTCTTATGCTAACAGCTATGGCTGAAGCTGCACATGATAAAAAGTTTGATGATTATAGGTTAATATACGATGATGGTGAGTCTGCTCTAAATTTTGACATAGAGAGGTTATTTGGCAAGAAAACAAAAGAGAGATTGGAATCACCGTTAGTTGGTGACGATGGCGTTCCAATTAATTCAAATACTGTTGATGATTTCAAAGCTATGTTGGTTAACTTGTGCAATAGTGGAGAGAAATTTGTATATGTGTTGGATTCGTTGGACTCTTTGACATCTAGTGAAGAAGTTGACAGAGAATTTAAAAATTCAATTAAGATAGCGAAAGCTATGGGTAACAGAGATGAAATTAAAGATATAAAAACTGGATACCAACTTGAAAAAAGTAAGAAAATTGGTCAGGCTCTTAGAAATATAAATAGCAAGATTAAAGAAACTGATTCCTTTCTAATTATTTTACAGCAGTTGCGTGTAAATATAAATCCTAATTATGGGGAACCAACTGAGATTACCTCTGGCGGAAAAAGCCCATTCTATTACTCGTCGCATCAAATCAGAATGAAAGCTTCATCAAAGATAAAAGTTTCGTCCACGGATGAAACACAAATAGGCCATAATACAAGGATTAATATTGTAAAAAATAAGATCACAGGCAAGAAAAGAGAGGCGGTTGTTTCAATTTATGAGTCATATGGCATGGATGATATTTCGTCTTGCTTAGACTTCTTAATAAGCAAGGGTTTTGTTAAAAACCTAGTTGATAAAAAAGGTGCCGTTAAAAAACAAAGTTTTAATATACCAGAATTTAAAATTAGTGGTACTAAAAAAAATATTATTAAGCAAATAGAGGACGATGGTTTGCATTGTAAGTTAAGTGAGTTAACTGGAAAATGTTGGAATAAGTATGAAGACAGCATAGAAATAAAGAGGGTTAAAAGATATGAATAAATATAATTTGTTAACATATGAAAAACTTAAGTCCTTACTGCATTACAACCCTGATACCGGATTATTCACTTGGCGTGAAAGGGGCGGTGATACTGTTTATACTCGCATATTTAATAATGTATATGCCAACAAAGAGACAGGGCATTTATGGGAACATGATGGATATA